TTACATTCTCAGCTACAGTTACACCTTTATTTTCTAAATCTGGCTGATCTGGGAGCCATTCTCCAAACTTTATCATTGTACTCTAAAACTCTCCTGACCAGTTGATTGAACTGTCCAAATTTCTGTACCATCCGCTACCTCAGACCAAGTTTCTGATCCTTGAGCAATGATTGTCCAATCTTCACCTAATACCTTTGCATCTACTGTGCCTGTCACTTCTGCACTTCCTGTAGCTGTAACATTAGTTGTAAAGTTTGCATTTGCTACAACACTTGCCTCGGTTGATGCAGTTGCGATTGCCAATACAACTACGTTTGCTGTTGCACTTACTGTCGCACTAACAGAGGCACTTGCAGTAACCTGCTGTACCCTGATTGCACTTGCTGTTGCTGTTGCAGTAACAGAACCATTTGCATCCACTGTTACTTCAAATGTAGCTGTGGCAGTGACTGTACCTATTGTTGCAACAGTAAAACCAAAAGTTCTTATTCTGGTTGGTGTTGCTGAAACAGTAGAACTTGCTGTTCCTGTAGCTGTATTAGTTCTAATTCTTGTACCAGTTGCAGTAGCTGTAGCACTTGTTGAAACTGTTGCATCTACTTCAATAGCAAATTGTATTTCTGCACTAGCTGTTGCTACAGTTGATGCCGAGGCTGTACCCTGCCTTACCTGTAAAGTTGAAAGACTGTCAATGTTGCCAAATGTAGCAATGAAGTCAATTGTACCCCAACTATCAAGTTGTTCTAGTGTTGGGTTGTTAAATTCAACTTTCTGTAAGTCTGCATCAATATCTAAACTACCTGATATTTCATCAAGATTAGATGTAATTTGATCTAAATGCGGTGTTCCTAATGGCATTTAAATCTCACTAGTTTGCGGTGATAGTTAAAGAACCACTTGCTACTTTTAAAATATCACCTGATGCAATTGTTTTGGATGCTGTAAACGATCCATGAAATAATAGATTACCACTGGATGATGCATCAAAAATGCCCCAGTGAGATACGTCTCCCCATGAACCAGTTGCAGGATCAAACTCTACTGCACTGTTACTTGCTATAGAACCACTTGATGCAGATGCAAATGTAATTGCTTTTCTGCTGTAATTGTTTCCTGTTAATTCTGAACCACTGGCATCGTCACCTATACTTCCTGTGGCCAATCCTAAATAAACTGCTGAAGGTGATGAGGTGCTTGCTACTGATAAAAAATGATCTAGAAATTTTAACTCTAGATAATCACTCATTGCTGACATAATTTAACTCCTAACTTGCTGATGATGATTGCCTTGCATAGACTGAACTTATGTGAAGTGATCCTGTACCATAATGACTTCGCTGTTCGTCTTTCCTTATTTCCTCTATTGACCTTGTGAATTTAGCATCATAGGTAGAGGCTCTGGCCTCATCCATTAAGTATGTATAGGCCTCAACTAGACTGCCAGATAAGTATGCATCTGGATGCCTGGTTAATAGTTGATTGGTTGCATTACTGTCTGACAATGCAGTCAGTCCACCAATGTAAATAATTTCTGCTGTATATGCACTGTCTGGCACTGGCCTGAGTTTCATTTCAGCACCAACAATTGAATATGATAAAGGCTTGCCATTACCGCCAGATGGAAAGTCTTTGTCTAACTGTATAGGACTTTTATAGTCCAAAACTGTATTGGGTGAAGTGTTGAGTTTGACCTCTCTTACTTCCCTCAAATCTGTTGGTAAAGCTATGAACTCATCCCCTATAGTCAAAGTAGCATTTGCCCTTTTTTCCTGATCCCTTGTCTCCAACTCTCTAGACAATCTTGCCTCGGCCAATTGTATAAAGTTTGGTATCTGGTCTGTTAGATCAGTCCTTGCCAAGAAATTAGCAATTGCTGTCTTTAGTTCTGTATAGGTTGATATACTCATACGTTACCACCGCTAGTTCTGAAATATCTGTTGTCAATGTCGTTTAACCATGCCTTCCACTTTTTCTGTGCCTCTGGATTATTATGTGGATCACCAAATCTTTTCATTAAATCCATGTAAACCATAGAAGGTATTTCAGCCACCTGTTGCCAGTGATTTTGCGTATTGCCGATTAAACTGCCTTTTCTATATTCATTTCTTTTAGATTTATTTATATCCAGAACCTCATGAATATGTTGCTTTTCCTCAATGGTATAACCACCTTCTGGATTGTCATGCATCCATATTTCTTTTTGGCTGTATGGATTTTTTTCAATTAATCTTTTCATAAAAAACCTTTTGTTAGGGAGGCCGAAACCTCCCTATCTATTTGTGTTATTAAGATCCATTTAGACCGATCACTGAGGCATGAGCCTTCGGTGCTGTCGGCATATATGTCCACTCATAAACAATCTGGTGCTTAATTGAATCACCAGTTCTTGCTAACTCGCTTTCAACAAAGTTTCTGCCATCAAGATTTCCGATCATAATGTGATCAGGATCAATGATGTGAATTTTGTCATTTGACATGAACCTGCTCATTGAAATTGATAACTGGCCAAAGTCATTGAGAACCACAGAAATACTTCCAATAAATGAAGGAGCAGTATTTGCTGTTGCATTGACCTGATTTGTTACCAAGTTTGTGCCTGCCTGAGATAAGGCTGAAATATTTGCCTTATTTGTAGCATCACATAAGAGCATACGAGGATTACCCCCATCGACCCATGCTTGTTGTGTAGCATTGTCAATCTTCGCTAATGTAAGTGGAGCCTCGGTTCCAGTTAAATCAGCTACGTCACTTCCATCACCAGTTCCAAATGAAATGTCAGATGGACTTGCATCACCATTTGTCACAAATGTAATAAATGTCGCTGACTTTCTTGGGTCAGAACCAGACTTTGCTACGTTTAGATCAGTAACAATCTTCTCAACATCTCGTCTTAACTCAAGACCTTTCAAGACTTTCTGATAAGCAGTTTCTTTGTCTCTACCTGCTTTATCAACAGCCTCTAATGTTCCAGAGATTTGGAAATCTTTGACTGAGATTTGAGTATTGTTAGTTAATCTTGTAGTCGCTGTTGGTGTTGCAAAACTTGCATCTGCACCTTCATTGACTGAGTTTTGATCTGCTGTGGCTAACTCTTGGACTTGCCATTCAGTTAGTGTACCCTTAACAGTTGTCTTTTTTGCTGTAGAGAAAAAAGGTGTCTCTGTAGTATCTAGTCTGTAGATAATATCAGAGAGATCCTCTCTTTCACCAACAGCATTAGCTGTAGTAAATTGTGCCATTGTTAACTCCTATTGGCTATTTTTTTTGATTTAAAAGATATTCGACAGCATTGTCGAAATTGCTATTTTTCAAAAACTTGTCTCTTACCGCTTTGTTTTGGCTTGATACAATTTCTGACTTTGTTCTAGGAGTACCTGCCTTCACCATTTTTGGTGCCTGTTTAACCTTCTTTACTAAGTTAGGTTTTTTCTTCATAAGATTGTCGAACTTCATGGCCTTCCTCAATGTTACAATTGCTCTGTGATCAACAGCATTTGCTATTTCATCATCAGTGTAACCAATGACAGATTTGGCATACTCAATGACTTCTTTTCTCTCATTATTCATGACCTTCTCACTTTTCCACTCAGGGATTTTTTGCAACATATTGTCGTACTCATTCTTCATATGCTGATTAAACTTGATAACATTTTCTTCGTTTTCTCGCTTCGTGATTTGGTCGATCTCTGCTTGAACTTTCTTCCTCTGATCCTGTCTAATAGACCAATCAGTATAGATTGCGTTAAATTCTTCCTGAGATCTTGTTTTACGCAGTTCATCCCAGTTTGGTTCATCAACTTGTAATTGCTTATCAAGTGTGGCTAAACCTTGTTTAAACCTGTCTTGCAGTTGTTTCGTCTCGGCTTTTTCTGCCTCAAACGATTTACGATCTTGATGCAAGTTGTTTAACTCTCTGTGGAATTTCTTTTGCCTCATGTGACCATTCAAAGCCTCATCGAGGGTTACCTCTTCTTCTACTCCATCAACTTTGATTTTATAGAGAGTAGGAGCCTCTTCCTCGACCTCTTCAGTATCACCTTCTTCAAAAGTTGTATCTTCCGCCTCATCGCCCTCATCGGCCTCTACCTCTTGACTTTCATCAATGGCTTCCTCTTGCTCTTCGGTTTCTGATACTTGAGCCTC